ATCTTTAACTAACCGACTAGAAGTATCAAAAGTGACTTGCCCAGTACCTGTCGTATATCTAAGATCTGCGTTTCCCGCACCTGAGCTTTGCGATGTTAGATGAAGCGAACCAGTATTTGTAAAGTATCCTCGTGGATTACCATCACCATCTGACAAGACGATGTTGTTGCTTGAGGTGCGGATGTCTAGGCCGCCTTGGTTGCCGTTGTAGCCACCAAGGATGGTGTTTTTAGAGCCTGTAGTTACAAGATGCCCCGCACCAAATTCTCCGGTTGTACGGTAGCCGATAAAAACATTGCTGTGCCCTGTAGTAGTAGCAAAACCCGCATATCTTCCTAAAAAAGTATTCCCAGATCCTGTGGTTACTGAAGTTCCTGCTTGCGCCCCAACTACTGTATGGTCAGTGCCTGTGGTGTTTGTGTTTAAAGCCGTATATCCTATTGCTGTATTAGAATCGCCTTCGGTGTTTGCTAGTAAAGCATTACGCCCCACAGCTACATTTGCAGTTCCTGTAGTGTTGGTAAACATAGAATTCATACCAACTGCTACGTTATCTATAGCTGTTGTATTGTTATACATTGCATTCTTACCCACAGCTACACCTCCAGCACCTGTGGTGTTTGCGTTTAAAGCACCAGAACCAACTGATGTGTTATCTGCTCCTGTAGTGTTTGCGCCTAAAGCACTTGTACCCACTGCAACATTCTGTGCGCCTGTAGTAATCTGATCCCCTGTTTCTGCCCCAACTAAGGTGTTGTTTTGGCCTGTGCTTATTAATCTACCCGCTTGAAAGCCAAGGGCCGTATTACCAGTGACAGTTTGTGAAGCAAAGTTTTGAGAAGCTAACGCCTCCTGTCCGACCGCTGTGCTTCTTTCGCCCTTTGTGTCTGAAGTTAACGCGTTATAACCTACGACTGTGTTATAACTTGAGGTATTAAGAGCATCACCTGCACTGCTACCAATAAGCGTATTTTGGATGCCTGTTTCTATTACCTCACCTGCGGCATATCCAAGCGCAGTATTATGAGATGCCGTGGCAGAGGTAAAGTTTTGACTATATAAAGCGTTCCTACCGATAGCAGTAGAATAACTGCCTAAAGTATCTGAAGTTAACGCGTTATAACCTAGCGCTGTATTATAATCAGCATCAGTAAGAGCATCACCAGCAAGACCACCAATGAGGGTGTTTTGAACGCCTGTGGTTACTGAACTACCTGCGGCATTACCAATGGCCACATTATCTGTAGCACCAGATTCAATACTATCCAGTGCAGTATCACCTACAGCTACGTTGTTTGTTCCTGTAGGATAGTTACCATCCAGCTTGATTGTGCCGCCGTCTACTGACAGGTTGCCGTCCACAGTCAAACCATCAGCCGCCACATCACCCGTTACGTCGATGCCTGTGGAGGTGGTGGCTAGTTTTGTGGAACCGTCATAAGAAAGACGAACATCAAAAACAGACGCTGCGGGTTGCGTAACCCAGATTATGTTTTTTGCTCCAGTGTCGTCCTGAACAACAAACTGAGGAGCTTGAATTGCTAGTGTTGCAGCAGAGCTATCTACAATGTTGTTTGAAGAATCATGATAAATCTGTAAATCAGAGCCAGCTCCGAAGATGGCTTTAGTGTTGTCCCCAAAGGTTACGTCTGACGCAGGGTTAGTCCCCAGTTCAAGAACAGTACCACCACTGTCTAAATCAGTTGTGTACAAACGTCCGTTAGTTAAGTCTACGGCAAGCTCCCCAGCTACTAAGTCTGTATCGAGTGGAGCACCTGAGCCGTTTTTAGTAATAATAGTTGAAGGCATTGTATATTTCCTTTAGTAAGTGCCGCCGTCTAGGGAGCCTTGAATTTCGTCAAAAGTTAAACCTGAGCCAGAGTCAACCCATGTTGCGCCATCGTACACCCTCATGACGTCTGTGGTTGAATTGTAGTACAACGCACCGGTAATTAACGGATCACCATCATTGTCAACAGTTGGGTCAGAAGTCTTGGAACCTAAGTACCTATCGTCAAAAGAATCTAAGGCTGTTGCGGCCGAAGCCGCGCTAATAGCTGCCGCAGATGCGCTGTTAGACGCAGCGGTTGCCGAATTATTGGCGTTGGTCTCTGATACAGAAGCATTGCTTTCAGACGTTGCTGCGTTTGTTTCAGAAGTTGAAGCATTAAACTCACTTAAAGCTGCTGCTGTTTTAGAACTAGATGCTGCTGATGCTGAATCAGCTGCTTGATTTGCTTTTGTAGAAGCGGTTTGGGCATAAGCTGCGACTTGACTGGCGTAGGCGTCTGTTGAGCTGTCGCCTGAACCACCGTCTCCTCTGTATATAGGCATTGCTTACTCCGCTGCTACAAAAACAAACTTAAAGACAAGCAGGGTACTTGCCGAAACTTTCCCCTGCTTATGTAGAAGGACTGCTTAGCTGTTTACAGCCAGAACAAGACCTGATTCTGGACGAAGAACTTTGACACCATAGAGCATGTCTGCGGTGTAAAGAGTACCCAAAAATTCTTGCTTGTACTGAGTCTGTGAACGAACACCAACTTGCTCAGCAAGAACCATAGCATCACGATGACACAAGATAGCGCCACGAATGTCTTTGGTATTGCCAGCAGCCGTGTTGTCAGCAGCGGTTTCGATGACAGGTACGTTACTGGTAACAAAAATATCGATACCGTACAAGTTACCAATTTTACCGTTGTTTACACCACGCCCATCTACGAAGTCAGAAGACACGTAACGGTCAATACCCATAATAGCATTACGCAGTGAAGGAGGAATAACAAACGCACGATTGTCCATCGGTACGTCTTGGTCGTCCATTTGCTGGATTAAAGCACGAAAAATAGCGTCCGTGAAAACGTCGTCGTCTTCTACAGTGTCTACTGCATAAGCAGTCAAAGCACCGGAAACGTCAGGATAGAAAGAGTTATTGTGAACCCAAGATGAGCCGTTACCGTTACCAAAAGACTTACCTAAAGTAAACAAGTCATCATCAACTTGCTTAGCTAGAGCATAACCAGCATCGCCTGTGTAGAACTGACGTAGTGAAGCAAGTGCTTGTACTTCAGTAATGTCTTCGATAAGACGTGAGTACTCAAAATGCTGGTCAATAACAACCACAACTTCGAGTTCAGTATTTTCTTGGATCGTTACGGCAGTACGTGCTGATTTAGCCGTTACTGAACCACGAATCGGAGAAGGGATGTGAACGGTGTCACCCTTCTTTCCTTGCATACCCATCTTTTTAACAAGATTAGCAAGAACAAGGTTTTTTTGGTACGAAGCGATGATTTCATCACTCCAAATTTCTGGTATAAAAGTTGCTGCGCTATCATTAGCGACAGCACCAGTCATAGTAGGGTAAATTGAACTAGCCATAATAGTTTTTCCTTAATTAACTATTTGACCCGTTTTTCCGCATAAGCCCTAGTAATTTCGTCTGAAAGAGCTAAGTACCGGTCAGGGTCGTTTCTCATAAGATTAATAATGTCCTGCCTTCTATAGATTTTTCTTGGACCTTTCTCAGCACTTCCTCTGGCTCCTCCGGTAGACGCAGAACGAACAGTTTGTTTACGTTCTTGCTTCTCAAGGTCTGCTGTTTTATTAACAACTGCCTTTCGTTCTTTCCATAAAGAAAACAACTCATCCGCTGCGTCATAATCATAATTTTGGTCTGCTTCTGAAAACAAACGAGTTCTGATTTTTGACGCTTTTATCCACTCAGCAAACTTAGGATCTTTAATAATCTCAGTCATGTCTGGGTGATTAGCCTGCAGTTGGTTCAAGGCCGTAGTTTTTCTGTACTGCGCTGAGACCTGTTCTGCTTCACGTATCTTTGGATGATTGTCTATTGCCCTTTGTACTGCTGTTTCTGGGTCCGTAAAGAAATCTACATCATCAACAGTTTCTTCTTGTTGTGGTGCATTTTGTTGTTGTTTGAGTTGTGTCTGTATATAAGAATCTACAACCTGCCTAAGCTCACCTACTTCAGAACTTTGTTTGCCTAAAAGCTTTTCAGCTTCTTGATGCATTCTAACAAGATCTTCTACAGATTTGTTTTTATACTTATCTGGCAGATCTTCTTGCTGGTCCTGAGTTTCCTCTTGTTGAGACTCTTCAGCAAAAATATCTTCTGTTGGTTGTTGTTTTTCCTCTAAAGGACGCTCTTGTTCTTCTAAATCTATAAGTTTAGCCATTATTAAGTCTCCGTACCAAACGTATTATGGAGTTAGGGTAAACGAAAGAACTATTCTAAGTTTGCCTTTCGTTCTAGTTTAATCTTCTCTTGTCGTTGCTTAGCCCACTTTATAGTTGCACCGGGGAATTCTCCACTGATGTGTTCTAAAGAGCAACGAACAGGCGAGATTATTTTTTGAGCCATTTTACTACAAAGACCGCACTGGTGTTCTGTATCCTCAGAATTTACTAAAGCTTCTGTAATATGGTTATCAGGACACCTAAAGTCAAAAAGTAAACGCATTAAGTAGTTTCCTCGCTTTCTGCAGACTCTTGTTCTCTTTGTTTAATAACTTCATCTAGCTGGGTTTCTAAGTTAAGGATATTAGCCATAACCGCCAGCTGACCTTTTTTGAAAAACAGATCCTCAAGATCTTTAGTAACTTCTACTGAGTTTACATTAGGAACTCCGTTACGAATATCGTTAATAAAGTGTTCCCAGCCTTTGCTCCGGAACATTTCCTTCATGTTACGAGTGTATTCTTCAAATTGTAGGTCATCCATCTGTTTCTCCTTATGGGACAGTGTTTTATTGAGTTGTACTTATAGTACATCTTTATTATACCATAAATAAGCTAAAAAGTCAAGGGTTATTTACCACTCTTCTTTTTAGGCTTTGCTTTAGCTTTTTTAGCTGCTTTCATACCTTCTTTGGTATAAGGGTACTTCTTACCTTTAACGTAGGGCATTATGATTTCCTCTTTTTTGCTGCTTGTTTAAAGTTTTTTGCGGTGGGCGCACCTTTAGAACCCGGTTTTCGCATCTTCTCCCCACTACCCGCAGCAATACGCTTACGTTTAGCGTGTATGTTGGAG